TAATGTTTGTTCTCTTATACTTCTTACTATAACTTCTAATCCTTCATTAAGTGCATCATCTGAATCTTTACTTAATAGCCAAGTCTCAATCTTTTTCTGAGTCTTTAACGGTATCCAAAATGTATAAATTACTAAGTATAATAAAAAGCTCATAATCCATACAACGATAAATTGTTCGTCGTTCATTATTCAAATGTTTTCCTTATGTATTCTAGAATTGCTTTTTGTGCATAACCTTTCCTTAGTAAACATCCTTGAATATAAATTCCTTTAGAAACTTTATTCTGTAGCCAGTTTGGAGTATCTCTTTTGTATCCGTTTTCACAATCACGATAATCTGATATTATATCTTGAGGATCTAACTTTTCAGGTAATATCTCTTCTTTAATTGTTTCAACAATTTCTTCAGTAGTTGGTATATCGAAATCCTTTATCATCTGTATAACTTCCTCTAAGACTTCAGTAAATTCGTCTACTGCATGATACATAGAAGCTAAAACAACGGGTTGTGGTAAGTTTAGATCAATAGTTGGTATAGGTTCAGCTATTGCAATTAATTTAGATAAAGCGTCAGCTCTTTTGTCTAGTCTGGATAACAATAACCATAACCCGCCAATTATGACAGGTTGTAGTATTGGAACTGTAATTTGTAGGACTCTAGTAAAGTCTACATTCTTCATTATCTTTTCAAAGTCTTTTGCACTATTTGGTAATTTCATTTTAACTTGCACCATTGACAGGTGCCTCCTTTGAATAAAAACGGACTAGGAGTTGTTGATGTGCATGTTTTACAAGTATAGATAACCATACTATACCTTGTAACCTGTTAACATACATGACATACTGCCATTATTACCACTTTGAGTTGCTTTAACTGCTACCGTTGAATTAGGAGGTATAACAAATTCAATCATCTTTGGTTGAACTCCTAAGTTAAAGTCTACTATTACAATTTTCTCGGTAAACATATTAATCCCGTCTACTTGGATCGTATAAGATAAAGTTTCACCGGCACCCATAGCTGTCCAGTCAATACCTATCATTATCCTAGTTAAAAAGTATTCAGCAGGGTTTGTATAATCTAAAAGCGTTAAAGCTGAACTAGTAAGTGCTTGTGTTCCACTCCAGCCATAGATATATCCTTCTTTAACTCTATTAACACTTAGGCTTGGTGCTAAACTCATTCGTAAACCTTTCCACGTATTGAGGCATAAACATTGTAATCAGATCCACTACCTCGTTGAGCTGAAATAATAACTACACTATTAGGGGGAAGTGTCAATAGAATAGGACTAAAACCGACTGGGTCGGTACTGTTAGGATTTTTATTAAATTTAGTTATAACATTAACACCGTTAATCTCTATACTGTAATATAAATCAGAACCCGTTGTATCGTCAGAGGTTATCTGAAAGTCTGCTAATATGTAGCCTTTACCTGTTGTAAAATTTAATACATCGGTATAGCTACCACTGGTTATAGTAGTAGCACCACTATAAGCATAACAATGTTCACCTATTGTAGTTATGCCCTTTTGAGGGCCTGTAAATATGGCGTTAGATCCTATTCGAGTCTTAGCCATGCTTATTCAAAGTAAAGCGTTACACTACCAGAGGAAGCGGAAGCACTACCACCAGCGGCAAATTGAATAGCTATTTGTAAATCAATGTTATTTACTCCAGCTAAAGGGAAAGCGACTGGGACTGTATTGAATCCTACAGCGGCGGCCGCATCGGCGGTATCCCCAGCTATTCCCATAATAGTAAAGTTCTGTTCTGACATATTAGAACCTAACAAACGGCATACTACTTGGTAGCCTTTTGCATTGGTTGTGTCAAAAGCACAATCTACTCTTGATATTCTGCTAGATCCTTGTGGGACCTGAATGTTTCCTAAGCTACTGCTTAGCATGTTGTCAGTCAAAGAGAAATACGCTTTGTCTGTTGGTGTTGCGTCAAATGTTCTTGTTATTGTTGTTGCCATTTTATATTCTGAAGTAAAGCTTACTTCCTCCGAGTTTTAGTTGTGGAAACTGTCTTCGTGCAAATGCCCCTAGTGCGGCAATACCTCCAGCAGTAACTAATGTCTTTCTTCCGGTATCTGATGCAATCATATTAATTGCATTAGTGGAAAGGGTGCTAAATGCTGCCCCTAGTTGACCGTCTGTAACGTCTTTAATGACGCCATCAGTCATAATATCACCAGCTCCAGAGACTCCTAATGAAGTTCCGCTTACTGTTTGTCCTTTGTTTAGATATGCTGCTATTGCTAGTCCTGACGCCATACCTGTAACGCTTGGATGTGGTAGTGATTTTTTCATTCGTTTAACTCCATTTTTAGAGGGCTTACGAGCAACTGATCGCTTAGATGATTTTGATGAACGACTTTTAGCGGCTTGGTAACGTGCTTTCGAGATAAGTTTATTATCTTTGAAATACATCATTCTACCGTTTTTAGCTCTCTTTGCTCGTAATACCATTATATCTGTATACTCAAATCCATTATATAACCTTATTCCATCTACACATTACTTATATTCCCCATCCTACACTAAAGACTTGATGAGTGACCTATTAGCAACATATCGAAAAGTTAAGAGTTTTGCATTAAGAGACGGTGAACATGCCGTCTTACGCTTCGTCGGAGGCCTAGACCGTGAATTTAAGTGGACCGACTCGAAAGGAATAGAAAGAACCTACCTAGGGATCAACGTATTTTTAAAAGAACATTCTAGTGAGTTCTATAATGGACAATGTGATACAGAAACAGTCTTTAGGGTAGGGCTTGGAACTACTTTAGACCAATGGATTGAAGACGGGGGTTTAAAAGACATGGATTCTAAGACAGAGTCTAAAATCATATACAAAGTTGATAACTCAAAAGCTTTGGGTTATGGTTTAAGAATCGAGGGGAGGGAAAAGTGACCGAAAGAGAATACCAACAACAGTTATCTAAAATCGTTATGCTTTTTTCTAAGGACATAGTGGATATAGTTAGATCTAGAATGGAAACGATTGTGAGAGAAGAACAATGACCTGTAGCTGTATGCGTGGTAGTGCATCCGCTTATGTTATCAAGTGTTACAAGTGCCGCCGAGGTAGGGCTTGAGTTTAGGATAAGGGAGTAGATTGTATGTGGAAAGTAGATACAGTGTCTTATCGTTGCGTTAAAGTGGGTTATTTGCGTAATCCCATAGCATCAGACACCGTATCTACTGCGCCACTCGGCGTCTTTGATGCGTTTTGGATGATCGGTAGCAATTTGCTAGCGGCGGCTTGGACATACCAAGGTTGTCCACTCAAATCTTTTGTCATATTATGCAATAAACTTAATTGTGATCCTTCTTCACCTTTTCCTAATTCTTTAGCGGCATTACCCATAGCACCAGACCAAAATTTTTGAAGACTCTCTCTAGCTCTTGGTAACATAAATTCTTCAAAATCTTTTAATGTTTGTTCTCTTATACTTCTTACTATAACTTCTAATCCTTCATTAAGTGCATCATCTGAATCTTTACTTAATAGCCAAGTCTCAATCTTTTTCTGAGTCTTTAACGGTATCCAAAATGTATA